GCAGGTTTAGGTGCCCGCTCGAGTACTACTTGCAGCGCTTAGTACCAGTTACACGACGTAACTTAGGTGTTAAGGTAGGTCGAACCTGGGTATCTGCCCTAAATCCAGTATACTTTTCAATATACTGATATAAAGGAACAGATTCCATGGCTCGATCCTGCCAAACATCTAAAAGTTGCTTAGTTAACCGGGCCTGAGCTAGCGAGATAGACCGAGCTCTTCTAAGGCTGAAGATAGCTTCCCCAACATAGTATTTCGATATACCTAATTCAAAGATATTAACATCTTCGTCACTAACCAAACGGTTAACGGCGTCGACGCTAAGTCTAAGAAGGGTATTCGCAACACTAATAACGGGTAGCGTCTCACGTCTTAGAGCTTGGTATAACTGGACATTCAAGCTTGGAAGATGTTTCAGAGCCTGATCATCCATAGTTTTTACTATGGAGTCACGGTTCTCAAACAATCTTTCAACATCCGAAATCGCTATCTTTAACTTCATCTCTTTGATAAAATCAACGAGGAGATTTAACATCTCGGGAGTCGAAATAAACTCCCATAAAGGAAAAGTTCTGTGGAAGTATTGTTGCACAGACACTCGTAATGAGTGTCCTGCATTGATACGGTCACAGGATATAGAGTTCTCATCAGTAACCTTACTGATGAAATTCCCTATATAGTGATAAACCATATACAGTTTAATTATCCGCTCTGCTTGCGCAGGACGTTTAAAGAAACTGAATGTGGCTCGGATCAAGTCTGGGTGCTCAGAGATAGGCAAGTTCCAGCCGTGAGTAGCTTGGTTTCGAAGGAACTCATGAAGAAGTGAATACTTCTTCCAAGTTTCTAAGAAACCCCCGATACTAAAACCTGATACCTCAGTTCCTGATATAACTATTCTTTTGGCGAACTCTAACATCTTTTCAGATACTAGAGTCTTTTCATCAGAAATAGGCATATCAAGCTGAGAGCATAAGATTTTATATTGGAGAGCTACTTCACGATTGGCTATAACTAAATCATCACCTAACAGGCAATAATCAGGGAAATATTGACCAGGTTTCACAACCTGAGCATTAATCGCTGATAATTGAACCATTACGTGATGACTTAGAGCCATCGCGGCCCAAGAGGAGTATGCTCCCATCGGCTGTCCCGCTCGATAATAAATCGGACGAGGACAGTCTTTGTTCACAAAGGCTTCTCCTACTAGCAGGCGTTTCCATGCATTGGCATGTTCTTCCCCAATCAAGTTAGTTAAAACACTAACCTGAAAGTCAACAGGCATTCTGTCTGTTGCTGCGGAAAGATCATAACAATAGTATGGACCGGTAGAAGGTAAGGAAGACTGAAAGTCATCCTGATTAAAGGTAAAATCAGACGGTATATTTCTTAATATACCCATTAAAGCATCATGAAGAGGCTTTAATGCTGTCTGAGTCCAATAATCAAGAATGGCAATCACTCTTGTCTTACCCTCCTTATCACTAAAGTAACTAAGCTTACGAGAATACTTTTCAGCCTTTGAATGGATTAATCTCCAGATCTCAATCATAGAGTATCCTAATCCGGTCGGCTGATAAGGCTTTGTCATAGCTACTTGAAGCGCTAACCCACCCAAAAGGATAATATCTTCCTTTTGTTGAGGTGTTATAGCGTCCAAGTCAGTTAAGGCAGAAGCCAAAGCAGGACCGTTAGGACCACTCTTCGTTGAGAAATGAAAATCAGTCCATAACAAAGATTGAGGGTAGACTCCTAGACTCCTACAGATCACTTTTATAGTGTCCTCATTTTGAGGAATTCCCTTTGAAGGAGTCTCGATGGTGTCTAATTTTAGAATAGCCTTAAACTTAAAAGCTCGACCAACATTTAACAATGTTAGTAGAACTCTAATAGTTTGAGGGTTATCTAAATCAGACTTCCACAGAGACAACTCCTTTGGGAAACCTGAAGAGTCTAGTGCTACGGACTCAAGTTCATATAGTGGATTCCCACTAAGGTACCTTAGAACCGACAGACGAAGAAATTTATATCTTCGAACTGTTTGCTCTAAGCCTTGGTGGTCCACATTATGTGAAAATGTGTCCAAGTAAGCTGTTACACGTGAACTGTATACTTCGTACTGCTCACAATACAAGGTTAATACTATAGGGATTAACTTCCTTATCGTACTTAATCTAGTCATTGTAGCAACGATTATATAAGTTTCACGCAGTGTTAGGGACGCTACCACGCCCAAGGTAGGGTGCTAGCCTTCTTGAACGCTGGGGGTACGACACCCCTCGGCAGCCGCGATCCTAACCGCTCTCTTATCAGATGATTCACACAGCTATCATAGGCTGGCCCAGTCTACCAAAACTTATATACTTAACAGTATATAGGCTCGGCACTGACCAGAACAACCTATCTAGTATGAGTTTCACATAAGACAGTTGTTAGCGTTGGAACTGCGAGGTTACTCTTGATTAGCGTCTGTGTAACAACAGATTCTTGTCTTGGGTCTCAACCCCGCGCGCTTATCCGCGAGGTAATGCTACCCGG